TTGTTTAGTGTGCTATGAATGGTTTGGATCAGCGGTGCGCTAACACCCTGACCCTTGATCGACCCACCGACTTGGACCGATGCCTGAATTGTATCGCGCAGGGACTGCTGCGCCTGTCTGCGAGCCGACGCTGTCAGAAGCGTGGCAGATGTTCGTAGATGAGCGCAGCGTCTCCCTTTGCCCCACCAGCCTGACTAGCGATTACACGCAGGTCACGAAGTGGTTGGCCCGTTGCCCTGTTCAGACCTTCACAGAAGGCAGGCAGGTGTTGACGTGGCTGCTGAAGCAAGAGCCTGTGCAGTCATCGCGCAGGGTCTGCATGTATGTGCGGAGCCTGTACCGATGGGCTGCTGCGGAGGACGTCGGCCTACTGCCGAAGAACCCCGTGGCCAACTTCAGGATGCCCAAGGCCCCACAGAAGGACCACGAGATCGTCGTCATTCCAAGGGAGGAGGTGCCGTTAGTGCTGGTTGCCCTTGAAAGCAAGCAGACCTACAAGGCAACGAACTGGTCGTTGTTTGCGGAGTTCATGCTGCAGACAGCCCTTCGCACTGGGGAAACCAGGGCCTGCAAATGGGCGGACATTCAGGAAGGGCGGCTGCTGATCCACAGCAACTACACCCTGACCCATGGGCACAAGAACAGCACCAAGACCAACAAGAAGAGGTGGGTGCCGCTCAATGCTCGGGCCCAGGAGATCCTGGATCAGCTGCCGCGGGACAGTGAGTACATCTTTCCGTGGAACCGTCTGGCCTTCCAGAGCTTCTTCACCAAGAAGATGGGTCAGCTGCATCAGGCTGGCCTAATCAAGAAGCGGTACCGGCCCTACGACCTGAGGCACGTCGCCATCAGCCGATGGTTGGAGGCTGGGATACCTGTCACTCAGGCCGCGGCTTGGGCTGGCAATACTGCTCAGGTGATCTGGAAGCACTACGCCGCCAACACCCAGGAGTATGAAATGCCAGTCCTTTAGGGATACATTGACGGGGCACTGCCTCTTGGTTGTTGGCCGTCAAAGCAAAGGCTGGTACTGCCAAGGTCGAGTTCAAATCTCGGGCCAAGTACAAGAAGACCAGCATCGGCAACTCCGTCAGGAGCAAGCCGAGACCCGGTCGCAAGAAGAGCCGGGGCCAGGGTCGCTGATTGGCGGCCTTGGCAGCAGGAGATAGGCTGCTGTCGTAGCTAACGACTGGCAGTGATCGAGGTAGCGGCAGCTGTAGTGGGTGCAGCCATCACGGTCGGTGCCATGGGCATCGGCACCATGGGCAGTCGTGGCCGTGAAGGCAGGGATGCCGTGATCCGCCTGGCCGCCAGTGTGGACAACGTGGCCAGCAGGTTGGAGCAGCTGCACGTCGACATCAAGGCTGACCGCAAGGAGACCTTCAGCCGGCTGAACAACATTGAACAGAGGGTGGCCAGGCTAGAGGTGCCGCACCAATGAACGCCCTGGAGATGCCACTGGAACTGGCTCTCCGCAAAGAGGCGACACAGCGTCTGCTGCAGGACCTGTACGACGACAAGAACCTGGATGGGCTGATGGCTGCAGCTGAGCTGCTGAACCAGCTGTGGCACCAGCAATCGACAGCAGCGAAGTGGTTTGCCAAGGAGGCAGGGGACAACCTGGCTGAGGCCTGGCAGGCTGGGAAGGTACACCGACCGGAACACGATGGATCGGGTTGCTGACTACGTCGCCTTGGCTGTGGCCATTCATGGGGCGGCATTGGTGTGGGTGAACATGACCCCCACCCCGAAGGACAACCAACAGCTGGACAAGTACAGCCGCCTGGTGGCCCGTGTTTATCGGGTCATTGAGATCCTGGCTGGTGTCGTCTCCAGAAAGGTGAAGCAGTGAAGGGCCAGAAGAAGGTTGCCGCTGTCCTTCGTGAGTACAAGAAGGGCGAACTGCATAGCGGCAAGGGTGGCCCTGTGGTGAAGAACCCACGGCAGGCACTGGCCATCGCATTGAGCGAAGCTGGTATGGCAAAGAAGCGACGCGGACGCTGACATGTGCTCACCTGCGATGACTGGTGGCGGTGCCGCAGGTGTCGGCAAGGGCCTCGGCATGGGACTGACCGAGGCCTTGGCGGCATCACGCATCGCAAAGGAAGATGTGCAGCAAGGCAAGGCAATGCAGGCTGACCCTCGCCTGATGCAGATCTACGAAACTATTGGGATGCCTGGTCAACCTTCATAAGAGGGTCGGTGTCTGGCTCCCATAGCTTGATGGTGCTGGTGTCGAAGTCGTAGTCACCGTGGCGCAGGATGCGGGAAAGCCTGGCCATGTGGACTGCGTCGCTGTAGGTACGGCCAGCCTTCTTGTAGGCACCCAGCACCTTGTCCCATAGCTCAGGCAGTGTGACTGCATCAGCCAGGGTCTTGGTTGCAGTGACGGGGCCAAAGCCCTTAAGGCCTTGGTAGTTGTCGGTGCTGTCACCGGTGAGGACCTGAGTCATCCATGCACGGTTTGCATCGACGGGGTGGATGACTTCGATCTGGTCGTTGACCAGGATCTGGCACGGCACGGTGCGCATGTCCTTGTCGGGTGAGATAACGATCGGGTTGGACAGGGTGCCATTGGTGGCCAGCAGGCCGAGCACGTCGTCAGCCTCCAGGCCTGTGTAAGTGCGGGCTGGGTAGGTCTGCTCCATCCAGATGCGCAGGTCCCTGATGCCAAGGGGCTTGCGCTTGCCAAGGCGGTTGGCCTTGTACTCCTGGTGGATCTCGTGGCGGAAGGTGGGGTAATCGGAGAAGCAGAGGATCAGGTCGTTGTCGAAGGTGACGTCCCGCCAGAAAGACAGCCTGCTGCTGATGTAGTCCTTGACGTCGCCCTGCTCAAGGTGAAGGGTGTGGGTCCATTCATCCCAGCGGATGTCACATTCATTGGCAGCACAGGCGGAGTAAAGCAGCCAGTCAGCGTCGATGAGGAGGGTCATTAGGGGTGGATGGTTGCGATGTAGAGGATGCCGATGGCCACTGCACCAAAGATGCAGAAGGACAGCGTGATGAGGTTGTCCATCAGATGACGGTGCGGGTGTTGTCGTTGTCGACGTCGTGGCACTCAGGCCCAAAGCCAGTGGCCAGCAGCTCAGGGGGAAGGGACGTGTCAGTAGCAGGTACGGACGTGTCCGTTGCTTCGTCAAAACTGTTCAGCCATTCCCGAAGGCGCTCGCCTGTCGGTGTCTTGGGTGGCCAGGAGCAGAACTTGAGCAGGGCCTTGCGATCCCTAAAGCACATGGAGACGTTGGGCTTCCATGCCAGGTACATCGGGCCATTCCACTTGTCGCATTGCCGCTGGATGCGCAGGCCAGGGGCAGTGAAGAAATCCTGCTTCATAGGTAGGCCATGCCCTCAAAGTCTTTATGCAGCTTGAAGGTGGACATCCCTTCGTAGGTCCTGGCGTGGCTGACGGCTTCAGTCGGGATCTTTGTCTCCATCGTGTACCAGGCATGGCCGCAACCGGAGCATTTCCTCCTGCGAATAACGGCGTCGTCTCGGTAGTGCCTGCTCATCGTGGTACGGATGAGGCCGCAGTTGCACTTGGGGCAATTCATGGTGGGTTAGGTGCCGAAGTAATGGGACATAGGGACGACCAGTCGACCGGTGTCCTGGTCATAAAGCAGCTTGTCGCAGGGTCCTGTCTGCCCGCTAAAGCGGTTCTTCAGGACCCGTAGCTGCAGTTCATTGCGCTCAGCCACGTCGCCTTGCTGGTTGCGCTCAGCGCCGATCACCATGTCCGACAGCTGGGCGATGGCATGGCTGCCACGCAGCTGCGACAGGGAGGTCTGGGCGCCCTCCTCATGGCCGCGGCCTTCTGGTCGCTTGAGGTGGGACACCAGGATCAGGCCGATGCCTGACTGCTCCACCACCTGGCGCAGCTTGGTGCAGGTGACGTCGATGGCACGCCGTTCATCGAGGTCAGCAAGGCCACTGATCACGATGGTCAGGTGGTCAAGGATCACCATGTCTGCGCCCTCTGCATCGGCCAGGTACCTGATCTTGTTGATGAGGTGCTCGGGATCCATGGACCCGAAGTGGTCGTACAGGAAGCAGCGACCGGTGCCAAGCACCCGCTCAAAGCCATCACGCAGCTCCTCCTCGGTGGCCAAGGTGGGGTCCAGGTGGATGGGCTTGTTGAGTTCAATGCCAACGATGCCTTGCATGGTCCGCTTGGTGGACTCCTCAAGGGCGATGTAGCCAACACGCAGGCCCTGCCGCAGGAAGTGATGGGCAATCTCCCGGCAGACGGATGACTTGCCCACCCCACTGCCAGCACAGATGGTCGTCATCTCCCCCTTCCTGAAGCCACGGGTCATGGCATTGAGGACAGGCCATGGGTACTGACAGATGGAGACAGCACCCGGCTTGATCAGTTCCTCCCATAGTTCGCTGGCATTGACGATGCCGTCGGGCCGGGAGGGTGTGGCCTTCCACAGCAGGTCACGCAGCAGGTCACCCTCGCCTGCCAGCAGCATGTCGTTGGCGTCCTTGCGGGGCAGCCGGCAGATGGCTGCCTTGCCCAGGGGCAGGACAGTCAGTGCATCTTCTGCTGCCTTCTGGCCAGGCTCATCGCTGTCGAAGCACAGCACGATCCGTTGGAACTGGCTGAGCCATGCAGCATTGGCAGCCAAGTACTTCTTGGCCGACTGCGCCCCATTGGGCAGGGACACCACGGGGTAGCGGTTGCCTTGTACCTGGCTGACCGACATGGCGTCGATCTCCCCCTCGGTGACAACGACAAAGGCGCCACCACTGCCGCCGATGCCTTGGCGCCAGAGGTGCTGACCCCAGAGCTGCATGTTGCTGGTGTCACCCAGCCAGCGGAACCGCTTGTTCGCATCACGCAGGTGCTGCGCCACCTCCTTGCCCTGCTGGTTGCGGTAGGTGGCGACCTGTACGGGCACGTCGTTGTGGACGCTGTACCCGTAGCCGTACAGCTTGCAGGTATCTGCCTGAATCCCCCGCTTATCGAGGGCTTTGGTGGTGACGAAGTCCAGCAGGGGTGTGATCACTGGTGCCATGGGCTGGATAGGTTCCAGCTTCTCTTGCTTGGCCGGCTGCTCCTGGTACCCGCACCCAAAGCAGGTGGCGTGACCGTCGTCGTAGCGGGCCAGGTTGTCTTTGCTATTGCACTCCGGGCATGGTTCATGCCTCAGGAACTTGGATGGCATGGGTGTACCAGGTGGTGGGTATGTGGCCTTCACACCAGAGGAAGCCGTGGCGCTCAGCCCATTGCCAATAGGCCAGGGCGCCAGGTCTACGGGACAGCTTGGTGTCAGCCCGCATGAAACAGAACCGGATGTCCTTGTCAGGGTGTGCGGCCTTGACTGCGATCATCTTTCGCCGGTCCTCTGGTGTCAGTAGCCCCTTGGTTTCAACCATCACCCCATTGGGCAGGATGAAGTCAGGGGTGTACTTGGCGTGGATGACGTAAGGCAGGACCTGCCCCTCGTAGTTGAAGGGCAAGTCCCGCTTGTTCAATGAGCCAGCAACTTGCTGCTCAAACTTGGAGCGGTAATCAGAAGTCCGACTCGTCGAAGGCGATGGACGTCGTGCTGTCGAACGGCGTTGCCTCCGACGTGGTGCCAGTCCATCCGTCTTCTTCGCCAAAGCCAAAGCTCTCTGCGCTGCCGCCACCTTCGACCAGGTCAATGATCTGGACGGCTTTCAACCTGAGGGTAATGCCGGCACCAAGGGCTGCCTGATAGAAGGGGCAGGCCTCAAAGTTCACCTTGGCCACGGTGCCGGACCACATGCCCTTGAGCGACTCACGGTCACGGACGGGTTGGCCCTTGGAATCAAACAGGGCAGGCACTGAGGACCAGGCACGACCGTCACGGTCAATGCCCTTGGCCTTCATCTTGGTCTTGATGACGAAGCAAGGCTTGCCGTCGATCTCCTCGTACCCATAGGGCAGGTCAGCCAGCTTCCAGTCCTTCTTGCTGGGGTCCTGCTGTTTAAGTGATGCCTTGTGGCGGGTGAGCAGGTCGTCCAACGCATCAGCCAGGGCCGCGGCCTCAGCTGAGTCGATGACAGCGGTTGCCTTGTAGACACCCTCAGGGTTGAACTTGGTTTCGGGTTCGATGAGCTTGGGGTACTTCAGCTTGGCGACAGGGGTGGTCAGCTTCAGCTTGTCGATCAGGTTGTAGTTCATGGTCAGGTGATGAAGTAGTTGGACCTGCGGACCAGGTCGATGTCGAAGTTCCCAACTGCGGGAAGCTCGGGCAGTTTGCCGTGCAGTTCAGCTGGCAGCTGGGCTAGCAGCTCAGAGGAGATGGTGGTGAACCAGTCCTCGGAGTACATGGCAGCAAAGGTGTTGCGGACAGAGTCCCGCACCCTGCTCATCTCAGCTGGTGTGGTGGCAAAACAATCGTGGATGCCACCCAGATTGACCACACCCTTGGCGAACGCATCGACTGTCGTGAGCGCCATGTGACTGGCGTCCAGTGAGTGGATGATGTTCGGGCTGAGGCCATTGCCCATCCGCTTGGGGTTGAGGCCAAGCTCCTCGATGTTCAAGGCAAAGCGCCCGAGCACAGGGGATAGATGGTGCAGCTTGATCAGCACACGGCGCATGTTGGGGTACTGCTGCCTGATGGTCAGGCCTGATGGAGAGGTCCACTGCATAGGCGTGTTGCTCTCACCAGCCAGTGCCCCGACCCGCTTGAACCAATGCATTGCTGCCTTGGCGGGGCCGATCATGTTGGCCGTCTCATTGCTGAGCAGGGTTGCCATGTAGTGCATGGCTGCGATGGCACCGTCTTTGAAGTGCCATCCATCTGTGCCGTACAGCTGCAGCGTCCGCTCAAACGACCAGACCTGGCAGTGCTTGAACACTGTCTGCCTGGTGGCTGAGTACGGCATGGTCATGACCACTGCCTTGGTGAGGGAGCGGTCAGGCTGCAGCTCCAGCCAGGAGCGGGCATGTGGGTTGTCCACATCAGCCCGCAAATGCTCAAGGACAGCAGCCAACACACGGGAGTAAATGTCCTGTGGGTGGTCGCTGGGCATCAGGTTCACCAGCTCAGCCATCTGCTCATTGCGGAGCAGGGCTGAGTAGTGCTGGATGCCAGAGCAGGTGCAGTCCAGGACGACAGGTAGCTGGCACCGATAGGCACCACGCTTTTCGACGTACTGGTATGCGGCACGGCAGAAGGCAAGGAACTGCCACGGGTCATCGGCCTGTGCCCAGAACTCAGTCATCTGCCATGGCTCCATGCCGGAGCGACAGATTGCTTCCTTGTTCTGGTGCGCCCAGTCCAACCGAGTACGCCAGCTGTGCTTGCTGTACCCGTAGAGGTTGGCGCCATGAACCCAAAGCCATTCGGCTTCCTGTTCATTGGCAATGGGCTGACCGTTGGCGAACTGCAGCAGGGAACGACCGACGTCGTTGGTCTGGGGATTCAGGAACGGCGGCCTGTAGTAGTACCGCCCCCTGAAGTCCAGCTGCATGGGGAAGTACAGCTCCTGCTCATCCGCAAAGCGACGAGCCAGCCACAACTGCTTCGCCAGGGCGATGCGTTTGTTCCTGGTCTTGTCGTTCTTCTCGTGGATCTGCCGTGCGTTGAAGCGCCACTGAGTGATGTCTGGATGACCCTCAGGCAGGTGCTTCGGATAGGGCGGCGGCTGCCACCCCTCACGGGGCATCAGCTTGCCGACTGAGATGTTCTTCTCCCACGCATGTTCAAGATGCTCAAGCACCCACCGATTCACCTGCCATGCGACGGACTGCTGGTGGTTGGTGGCCTTCATGAAAGGCTCACCACCACTGCAGTACTGGGCAACCATCTCACTGTTGTCCTTCAGCAGGGTGCTGTTGGGTATGTCAGTGAGGTAGCCACCTGAGATTGGATCATTCCAGTCCCTGGGTTTCACCAGCATGGGCAACTGGAAGGGGCAGAGGAACTGCCCTGTCTCGTTGACCTTGCCGATGAAGTCGAAGCACTCGGCCGTTGCACGCACATAAGTAATTGTGCGGATGCCGATGCGCACCTTCTCCAACTTGATGAGCCCTGTCTTCTGGGCAATGACCGACACCAGGAACGCACCCGTTGCCGACCGCTGCTCTGTCGTCCAGGCCTCCGTGTTTGACATCCGCTTGATGTCATTGACCTTCTGCTCAAAGCGACCACGCACCCGCTTGTGGTTGGCCAACTCCCACCTACTGGCACGGGCCAGCATGGCTTCAACCCATAGCTTCTCCCCTACTGACAGGGCCAGAGGGGCCAGGCGCATGGGCTGACTAATGCTGTCGACCACCACCCGCAGCGCACAGGCAGCGATCTTGTGCGGGGCCAGGGTGAGCAGGGGTTGCAAGTCCCTGTAGTAGACACCCGCCTTGCCCTGCTGCAGCCGCTTGCGGTGGTGCCTGATCTCAGCGACCACACCATCCACACCCATGGTCACCAACGCATTGCCGTAGGTGGAGAGGGACTCCATCTTCTTGGCGATGCGGTTGTTGCGGAGCAGTTCATAGCGATCTGCCCCGAGCATGAGCATCTCCTTCTGTTCAAGAAGAAGTTGGTCCTCTTCAGTTCGCACGTTCCCAGCCGGCGTTAAAACCAAGGCGGATCAAAGCATCAGCAGCAGGATCAAACTCAGCAGGGAAAAGTTTCATCCATGCCTGGTATGCCTTCTCTCTTTTGACCTTGGAATCTTCCAGTTCTGGCGGGCGCTCTGGCAGGAACGTCCAGTGCGTAGTGCCATCCATGTGTGCCGAGTGCCAGTAGCCTGAGTACCAGCCAAAGCCTGGCTTGAAGTACAGCACATTGCCTTTGGCATCAGCATCATCTTTGATTGGCGGTTGTTCCTTCAAGACGTAGACGTTTTCAGAAAGACGGTTAAATGTTTGAGTCATTGGTTTTACCGATGAGTGTGATGTTAGTGGCAGATGGGTAACGGTTCTTCGCAAAGTACCGTGCTTGGCTGTGATTAACGGCGCGGATCAACTCCCGCATGGGGCGACCGTTGCCGAAGCTGACCTCAATCCTCCAGAGACTGGAGTTCTGCTTGGTGGTACGGCTGATGCCTTCACCAAGGTTGGGTGCGTTGTCCTCACCCCAGTACAGGGTGAAGTTGTGGTCCCTGCCTCGGTTCACCATCCGTGCTCCTTGTATTTCTCATGGAGCCCGGTGTAGGTGCCGTGCAGTGGGTGCCCATAGGGCAGGTGTTTGCGGCCATCAAGGAAGTACAGGCGCTCAAGTCGTGCGACTCGGGCCTCGTCTTCCTTCCGCCAGCTGGGGTCATACGGCATGGGAATCACGGATAAGGCGGTCAGCCACCTCGTTGATGGCCAGGTAGCAGATGCGTGCTTGGCCTGGGTCAGGTGCCCAGGTGCGCACCTCTTCAGCAATGACAGTCATCACTGCCTGCATCCGACTGTGCCCGTCGATCAATGCTTCACGGTCTTGCCAGTAGGCAGCCATGCAGCGACCGACCAGGTCAATGCCGAACTTGATCTCAGCTGGGCTCTTGCGGGCCACAGAGGACACCGCATCTTGCGTAACCGACGATGTCGACATAGGAATCGAGGTGATCGGGTGTGTTTTGTAGTCGGCTCAGCTTGAGGCAGATCATCATGTGAGCCACCTGGTGGGCAGTGATGTCTGCCCCCGTAATGGCTGACCACATCAGGGCAATGCGATCAAAGCTGACCCGAGGGTCGCCGTAGTCCGCTGCCCTGTCGTGCGTGATCGACTCAGCTCGCCGGTCGAACTCATTGATCCTGCTCATGCTGCGTCGTTCGGTGGGTCGATCTTCTTGGTTAGAAACCTGGCTGCCTGCTGCCTGTCCATACGACCACGGTCAGTGAGGGTGTAACCCCCCTGGCTGGGGCGCAGGAGACTGGCCTGCTGCAGTACCTGGATTTGTTCCTTGACTGCATCCTGCAGCCATTGCTTGTCACGGGTGAGGAAGGGTAGCTGCACCTCAGCGACCAGCTGCGGGTGGGTCAGCACCCGTGGGTAGATCTTGAACAGGACGGTCAGGATCTCGTGCCTGAGCCGTGCCATGACCTGTGATTCAGTCATCGGTTGGCGTTCCATAGGTGGCCAACACATGGCGGGCAAAGGCTGCAGCGATGATCGTGCTCTGGTTGTTGGGGCTGCCGCCGTAACTGTCTTTCCACCAGTCCCGGTACAGCTCCATCAGTTGCAGTTCAGTGGGTTCAGTAGTCATGTGTCGTGTAGTGGGTGTTGAGGGTCGAAGTCAGGGTCAAAGCCGTAGTCCTCTTCTGGTCCGTGGATCAGCCGCTTCTCCCTTTCTGGTGTCCACCTAAGGGCCAGTTGTCTGACGTCATAGGCAAGGTCTTGATGACCGTCCGCAAAGAGGCGTGCTGATACCTGGATCAGCAGTTCATGGGGCTTGTTCATCGGCAGGTGGATACGACGTCCCCACTGAGGGTCGTCGTTGCCTGGCACCCATACAAACCACCGTCTTTGGTTTGTCCACTGACGGCCCATTGGCCAGGGACAACGGTGGGTTGCAGTTGAGTGGTGCCATTGGGACCAACGCACCCCCACCCCTCAATGGTTGAGAAGCAGGCGGCTTGCTGGGCATGGGCTGGGGCCTGGGTCAACGCAATGACCAAGGCCAACGCAAGGTGTTTGTGCATGGGGCTGTGGTGGGTGGGTGCCGGGCCTGGGGGCCGCGGCTGGGCCAGCATGGCGCCCCCGCCGGTGGTGGCAGGGGCGTTGTTGCTGTTCGTTACCTGGGTGTACGACGCCAGGCGGCGTGCAGCTGTTTCTCCAGTACCTGCAAGGCATGGAGCCGTGCGGTGGTGCGTTGAAACAGCTCGCTGTCGTAGGTCAGTTCTGCGTTTAGCTTCGACCGGATGGTGTCGAGGATGGCCTCCTCACACCGGCCTAGCTGGTCCTCTAGTTGCTGTCTGGTTGCCATTGGTGTCTGTGGTGGGTGGTAGGTGGTGGGCCCCATTGCTGGGGCCCTGGTGGGTTAGTTGGTGCTGGTGTAGTGCTGCCGCTTGTCCATGTATTCGAGAACTTGCGCCTCGGTGATGGTGCGACTGGCAACTGGCAGGCCTTGCTCGTAGGCCATGGCGCACCAGCCGGTGTGGCTGGATGTGGTGCGCATGAATTGAACGGTTGACCCTGGAAAGATCACCCGTTCGACGTGTTGCAGGTTGGTCATGGTGTGACGTGGTGGATGGGTTGGGTGCCGGTATGGGTGACCGGCTGGCGGGCCAATTCCCCCAGGGCCAGCAGCCAGAGGGCTGCAGTCCCCAGGGTGACGGCCGCGGCGACGGGCAGGGACCGCATGGGTCAGGCCTCCAGTTGCCAGGCACCGACCACTAGCCAGTAGTAGGCGTCATGGTCATGGCCGCGGCCAATGATCACTAGGTCGTCACGGGTAAGCCATTTGCCCAGCAGCTGTTCTGCTGCGGCCTGGTGGTTGGCTTCTGCGCTGAGGCTGTAGTCCCATGCCACCGTTGCCTGCCAGGTCGTTTCAGAGTCCCGCTTGTGCGTGGCCTTGATACGACTGCCACGGTGATCAGTAGGCCCGAGGTAACGGGTCACAATCACCGGGCCCGTGAGCAGGCCGCGGCGCTCAGTCGGATGCCCCTCGTTTGCTGGGATCCGCTCCTTTTCTTTGGTTGTCATGGTTCGGTGGGTCTGTGGTGGGTGCTACCGGTGAGGGCAGCAGGGAAGGGGCCGTGGCCCCCTCCGGGCTGTCTTCAGTACCCAAGCCAGGTCAGCACCGCTTCGGCGCTGTAGACGTTGTGAAAGCCGTGGGCCTCGCACTCGTCTGCCCAGTTGCGCAGGGTTTCGCCGTGGCCTTGTAACACCGCCTCCAGGTCGTCGACGGTGTAGCGGCCATTGCGACCTGCCCAGCTGAGCATGGCCGCTTTGCTGTCCTGCAGCTCCTGGGCTAAAGCGTCGGGGTCAATGACGCCGTAGTCAGCCTGCAGCCTCTCGGCCGCAGTCATTGCGCAAGTGTTCATCTGTCTAGGTGCGGTGGTGGGTTGGCCTGTTGCCAGGCTTGTCCCCATCCTAGCACCACCGGTGGTGGCTTGCGACCGTTTCGACCGTCCCACCCTGGTCGACTTTGGTTGGCCCTGGCTTGCCCCGTATCGGTGGGGGTGTAGGGCGGGCACAAAGAACCACAGGGCCGGCCTAGGCCAACCAGGGCCACCCCTGCAGCCCGCTCCGCACCGCCCAGGGCCGCCCCTGAGTGCTCTAGTGGGTTTCACTACTACCCCTGGCTGCCCCTCAGGTGGCCGGCGGTGACCCCCCATGGGGGGTGACGACGCCGTCCGCACTAGGCATAAGCCCCTCAGGTTTTCCGAACAAAAAACAGGTTGACCTAGGTGGGCTTTGTATCCAAACGGGTGGAGAGGTGGGAGGATCGTTGCCGTCTAGCCATGGTGGCTATGTGGTTAACGGCCAACGGTCGAACCAGGTACCCATGTGGTTGGG